GAACCTTTCTTCATAAAGGAGGCACCAATGAGTGCGTTTTTGGGAGGGCTTGTTCGACTCGTCGTTGTGATGATCGTGCTTGCCTTTATTGGCAAATGCTTCATCATGACTTTTGAGTTATATAGCTCTCTTCTAACGTATCAACGGAGTCTCCCGCATGAACAAGTTCTGGACCAGTCTGATCACTAACCTCATTAAGGTGGCCGCTTCGGCGGTCTCTCGGGTTATGTCCGAGAAGGGTGATCGTCAAGTTCAGCCCTCTTCCATCACGGAAAAGGGGTCATCTGAACCTGACAGCCTGCTTAACGTTCACGACGTTCACTGGGAGCCGATTGAGCTTGACCACGACGTTCTTCAGAAGTTTTGCGACGATCATGGATTCATCTATGACCGTCAATTGACGACTGGAGAGCAGCGTAAGATCGAGCCCTGTCGGGAGTAACCGGTGGCAGGCCCATTTAGGAAATCTGAGACACAGTATCTCTATGACGCAGGCGGGTTTAAATACCCCGTGTTTTATTACGATCGCATCTGGAATACCCAGAAGCGGCCATATAAGCACGCTATGGCTTTCGCCTACGAGAACTTTCGTTATCAGATTCTAGCAGATCGCTCTGATGGTGGTAGCGCTAGCCCTAATCAGATTGGGTTTATGGATCCTTCGGACGCCATAAATTCATCTTATGAGCAGCTAACTAACGGTATCGGAGAGCAATCGCAATTCGCTAACAACTTGCTGGAAGCTAAGGAGTCGATCGGAATGATCGAATCCCGCGGCCTGCAGATTGTCAAGTCATTGCGAAGTCTGCGTAAAGGTAATGTTGCTGGAGCGATATCCGCCCTCGGTTCGCCTCAACCCACCCGCGGTCAGAAGAATGCCCTCTCAAGGGCTAAATCTGTCAGCGATCAGTGGCTAGAGTTGCACTTTGGATGGGTACCGTTAATCCAGGACATTCATGCAGCATCCAACACTCTGTCGAAAACCGACTTTGGTTCTCGACGGATTACGGGATCCGGAAACTTATCTGCTCAATCAAATGAGCGGGTTGATAATTCTCCTTCTAACTTCGAACGAAATTCTGTTCGACAGAAGGTGAATGTCCGGCAAGTCTGCCGCATTCGGGTTAGCAACCCTAATGCGTTCCTTGCAAATCAGTTCGGGGTCGTGAACCCTGCTTCTGTAGCGTGGGAGGCGGTTCCCTACTCCTTTGTAGTGGACTGGTTCGCTAACGTAGGCCAATGTTTGAATGCCATGACCGATTTTGTCGGTTTGACAGTCGAAGACGCTTTCGTTACCACGTTCTGGCAAAATTCCTTTGATCACTCGGTTCAGTATCTAAGACCCCAAGATTTTCAATACAGTCACTCTGATAGAACAACTCAGGTGCGCTGTGTTAGAGGTTTTGGAGTTCAGGGTCCTGTACTTAAACTCAAGCCCTTTAAAGGCTTGTCTGTGACTAGAGGAGCTACTGCCATCGCTCTTGTGCTACAACATCTGTAGCGCTTGTAGTGAGTGACTTACTCACTTCTTTACGAGGTTCAACTTGGCAACCATCGCAGATATTACGGTCAAAAAGGCCGACGGCACGACGAACGTTGTGTGGGCAGCTCTTAACGGAGCCGCTGCCAACAGCCCGGCGCAATGGCGAAATACCAGCGCTACCGGGTCCATGGGACAACAGCCCCTCTTCTCCCTCTCGGGGAAGTGGAACGCCAAGTCCGATGTTCGTCGACTCGACGGGAAGATCACCTACCCGTCTGTGTACACCGAAACCACGACCTCCCTCACGAAGGTGCGGTCGGCTCCGGCGCTGACTTTCAGCATCGCTGTCCCTCAGGACATTGCGACTGCTGACCTGAATGAATTCGCGGCTCAGGCCACGAATCTTCTGGCATCAGCGCTGATCCAGAGCTCGATCAAGTCTGGCTTCGCTCCGACCTAACGGTCGAAGCATTACTGGACAAAATCGATGACCATGCTTTTTTCTCAACATGCAGAAAAAGCGATCCTTCGGATATACGAGGATCTCTCCACCCCCAAATCTCTGGCAGCAGCGATGCTGTTCAAGGCTGGGGAGTGGGATCAGCTAGTCAACTTGAAAGCTGATCCGGGTGACTACTTTGACAGCAAGACCTACTGGTTTGATGCTCAGGCCGTGGCTCTTCTTCGGAAGAACCCTGTTCTGATAACTGACCCGGCTAGGCTAGAGAAGGAGGCAGTTTCTACCTTCTACGCTAACGAAGCGAGTTGCCTTCGAGCTAACGCCAGAATTTATCCACTCTTCGACGGGGCTCATGCCTCGCCTTATGATGGGCGCATATCGACTATCGTTGATATTGCGAGAAAAATAATTTCTGACACCCTTGGACCTTGTCCTACCGTCCTTAAAGGTAGATTTGGTCCGGGCTCGACGTTTGGAGACCGTGGGGCGTGTACTACTGTGCCCGACAAAATGTCTTCTTCTCCAACCATCACATCAGACGCGTGGCCATTCCTTGTACAATGGAGTGGTACGAAGTGGGCGACTTCTACTTCGACGTCTGGGAGAGTTCCAGTCTTCGTTAAGGGGAATCGGTTTGTCACCGTTCCTAAAGACGCTACAAAGCACCGCGGTATTGCCGTGGAGCCGAGTATAAACGTCTTTTATCAGCTTGCTTATGGCAAGTTGATACGCGATAGACTGCGACGTCTAGGTATCCACCTAGATGTAGCGACTGATAAACACAGGCGGCTAGCCTGTGCTGCCAGTAACGACGGCAGATTTAGTACGCTCGATCTCTCGAACGCTAGCGACACCATTTGCAGTAACCTTGTGAAGTTACTGCTCCCTCCCTCCTGGTTCGAGTGGCTTAACTCTTTGCGGAGTAAGTACACCTTGATTCAGGGTCGATGGGTTCTTCTCGAGAAGTTCTCATCTATGGGTAATGGTTTCACCTTTGAACTCGAGACTCTGATCTTTATGAGTCTCGTTTCGGCCGTTACTGGTCGTAAGATCGGTGAGGAAGTCTTCGCCTTCGGTGATGACTTGATTTTTCCTTCCGACCTATCAGAGGATGTGATTGCCTGTTTACGTTTCTTCGGTTTCACGCCGAACCTTGCGAAGACGTTCTCGCATGGTCCATTTCGTGAGAGCTGCGGCGGCGACTACTTTAGCGGAAGGTTTGTAAGACCTTTCTACCTGAAGAATGCCGTTTCCAGCCCCGAGGAGACGATCTCCTTTCTTAACGGTTTGAGACGCTCTGCTGATGGAAGCATCGGTAGGGAATACTTGTTCCGCAGAGGGAGAATGGCTCTTATGGATGGGTTACCAACCCATATCCGCGCTCTCCGAGGTCCAAAAGACCTCGGCGATGCCGTGATTCACGATGACGATCAGTCACTGTGGTTCACTTCTTGGCGGAATCGTAAGGGCCTGTCAGGTATCAGATGGATCAAAGGATACGTCCCCGCGAACTACCGTAAGGTCAGTCTGCAGGGCTTCTCCGACGATGCCATCCTAGCTTCAGCTCTCTACGGTATCGGGGACATTGGCTCGGGGTGGATAACACCTCGGGACTCTGTTCTCGGCTATAGAGTGGGTTGGATCGCTTATTCCTAACCAACGGAATATAGCGAACTGAAGTTTCCGGTTGACAACCGGG